CAGCGTAACCGACGTTACGAAGTGGGCCAAAACGAGAGTCGCCCGCTAGTATCGGGCCTTCAAATGTTGCGCGTCCCATGTTGGAACTCCTTATGCAAAAGCACTCTTACCGATCGTTGCATCGTCTGCTGGGGCAGTGGTGGTAAAAGCGAATCACCCAGATGTTTGGAATATACACCAAAAAAGAAAAAAAGGGGGCTTTTGACCCCCTTTTTATTAGAACGAACCAGATGAGCCGAAGATGCCCAATGGATCGGACCAGCCGAAGCTGTAACGCTCACGTGACTTGTAACGGACGTTGCCGGTATCGAAGTCGCCGTCCATGCTGTTTTGCAATGGTGTGCGCTCGAAGTGCTTCAAGCCGTTAGGTACGTCAGTAGTTACGAACCAAGCATTGACGTCTGTCAAGAAGTGGTTGACTGCGTATCCTTCTGGGATAGAGCCATTGTTCTCGATAGCGTTAATGTCGTTGTTGTTTGTACCGACGCGGAGTTTTGTCTCCAACAAGCGGGTAGCAACGAACATCAATGATGGTGGGATGATTAACTTACGTGGCTTAGCAGCGATCAACAGGCCACGCTCGTCTGTCCAAGCAGCGATCTGGATAACGGCGGCTTCGAGGGAAGTCTCGTTCAAATCGGTTTGGGTTGCAGGAGTGTTGCTGTTGGTGCCACCGTTAACCAAGGGGTGTGCTGTAGAGAACAATGCCACGCCGTCGCCACCGAGGTAGCTAGAAGAGAAGCCGTTGTTCAAGACAGAAGCAGCCTTGACTTGCTTGGTGTAAGCCATAGCGCGAGCCAAACCTTTGGTGTAGCGAGCAGACAAGCTGTCGTACAAGTTGTCTTCGATCGCCTCTTCGGTGATCGAGAAACCCAAAGCGATGGTTTCGTGGTTATAGCGTGCTGTGAACGCTTCTTGCGCATTGTCATAAGCAATGGCAGAACCTTCGTTCTTAACAGGAGCAGCGGAGAAACCAGACAATTTGGTCTCTTCTTCGAAGCTACGCTCAGATTTCTCTGTTTCGTAGATTTCTTTATGCTCTTCGCCGTAACGGGCATACTCAAGACCGAACAATGCGTTCAAGCCGGGCAGGAGTTCTTTAAGTAGTTGTGCGCGTGAAATAGCCATTTAAATTACTCCTTAAACACCAGTGGTGTCAGTGTACTGGTGCAAGTTGAACTTGACCAAGAACTCGTAATAGGTCGTGGTAGACACACCGGCAGGGCCAGTAGCTGTATCAGGCACAACATCAATTACACGAACGGGCAATGTATTAGTAGTGTTGGCGGAAGTACCGTCAATACCATAGTACGAGTCACCTGTGGTTGTGTTACCAGTAGTAACGGAAATCGCTACGTTGGCACCAACGATTGCACGGGTAAACGCTGTTGGAACAGTAGTTTGACCGTTTGTAGCAACCACTTTGAACACTGCGTTGGGATCATCCACAACGTAGCCGAAAGCCATTGCGCTTGTGGTGGATGCTGCTGCTGGGTAGTACTGACCCTGCACAGTTTGACTGAGAGAGTTTACGTACTGGCAACCAACCAATACACCAACGCTGTCGCCGGTGGCAGTGGCAGTTTTAGCAACTAAGTAGCCGTTGGTATCAATTGCTACGGTGTCACCATTGAGGATAGCGGTCGCGTAAGCTGGCGCTACAGGGATTTGACGGATCGCTCCGGCGTAAGGAAGCCCATCCAGTCGGTTGACTGGTTTGAACCCGTACGTCTTGCTGACGGTTGGATAAGCCATTTAAGACTCCTATAAAAAGTTATTTAGAACCTGCACCAAATCCAGCGCCTTTGCTCGTTGAAGATTTTCTCTCTGAGAACAAGGGCATGCGTGGATCATTGTTTCGCATGAAGTGGTTGTCCACCGAAGACATCTGCGCTTGTGCTTGATTGTCGTAGTACTCTTTCATGGCTTCGAGGCGTTCGTTGGCAATCTTGCAAAGCATGAGGCCACCAATTTCCACGTTGCCAGTACTAGTGCCAGTCAGCATAAGTTCTGGATGATCTTCTGCCTTCACCGGAACCCAGCCATCACGCATCTTGCGAGACGTATTAGTTGGATCACTCTGTCCCAAGATATGCGTCGCTACCCAGCGAAACGTATACCCCGGTTCGGGAGTTGGATCGGGCAATGTGCTCGAAGGTTTGTAGACCAGACGAGTAGTTTTTTCGCGTGTCGTTGTGTCACGGGGGGTACGGTTTTCAGCCATTTTGATTCTCCAATCTCGCCACTTGCGCGGCATACTGTTGCGGGGTTAATTTAAACTTTTCTGCTAACGCCAACTGAGTTTTCGTTAGTTGAATCATCTTTTTACCTGACGAGCGTGTCGCAGGTGCAACCACAGAAGCAGGTTTTTTCGGAGTATCACCGGACCTTGGCTTGTCTTCGTTACCACCAAAAACTTCGGGGAACTTTGACTTCACGCGAGCATCGATTTGCTCGAAATATTCATCAGATCGCGGGTCAGTGCCCGAGTTGACTAGTTTTTGATGCAGCCCTAGTGCGTAGCTGGTAACTTCTTCGAACCCATTTGCTCCGAACCACTGGTTTTTGGCTTGCCAGCGCAAGGTTTTTTCGTCCGGTTGAACACGTTGGGTTGTCTGTGGTTGCGTTTGTACCTCAAAATTTTCATCTTGTAAAGGGGTCGGACGAAAATTTTTCGCATTCTCCAACTTCATCTTGGCATCTAGCAACGCTTCTTGAGCGGCAAGGATGGCGTCGGAGTCAAAAGCCTCCTGTGCTGCCTTGTATTCTCGGCGTGCTTTGTCCAACTCAGCTTCAGCAGCGGTTTTAGCCATCTGCGTAAACTGTTCGGTGCCTGTATTGACGTTTTGGCGTAGCTTTTTGTTTTCATCCAACAAACGTTGTGCAAGAACTTCTAATTCTTGTTTCTCCCGCAAGGTCGCTTCTTTGGCTCTGCGTTCGTCGTGACGGGCATGGGTCAGTTCCTTGATACGCTTTTGCGCACCTTGGGTGTACTGCTCAATCTCGTCGTCCGTCGGGTCTTCTACTTCCCTGTCTAGTGGTTTACGACCACGGTCTTGCTCCGGTGTATCGTCAACTACCTCAACTTCAAAGTCATCATCTGTAACGACTTCTACTTTGGTCTCGGCCTTCTCGGCGTCTACTTCATCAGGGAACTTAAATTGTTCTCCAGCCATATCTGCTCCTTTAAGCGCGGGTTATCCCACGAGGGTCTTGCACAACACAGTCCACTTGGTCATCGTTGATGACACGGAACTCCTTACCGAAAATCTTCACACGCGTACCGGAGTACGTACGTACCAAGACGAAGTCACCTTCCTTGCACCAAGGGCCGGATGGGTATTTCTCTTTGTCTTTGTACGCGTCTGGTCCTACACGCATGACGAACAACACGGTTGTACCGTGCTCTTCTTGGCGCATAGAGGCCGTATCTCGAATCAAGTCGAGTTCTGTCCCAGCAATCTTCTCGTCTACGGGCGGAACCGCACAAAGAAGTTTGTATCCTGTGGGATACGGAAGTGCGGAGGCTTTGGTTTCCTCTGACGCTTCTGGCTCTGGGGCGTCCAACTGCTGGACTGATGGCGGCAATTGAATGCCGGGTGGCAGGAGTATTTCACTCATCTGATTCTTCCGTTTCTTTAGCAAGGTCAAGTAGATAACCCTCTGCGATGGCTAGACCATGAATCACCCCACAGAGTTTTTGATATTGTTCAAACGATTGGCAGGTGCCGCTTGCGAGGTCATCTGCGTAGTTGTTCATATCAATACGTATTTTTTCGCGCAATACGCGTGCGAATTCATTCATCATTCTTTAGGTTTCTCCTCGGGTTGTTGGCGTGCTAACTCAGCACGGATGGCAGCTTGCTCACGCTGGTGTTCTAGGTTCTGACGATGGACCTGTTGTTTGTGCGTCAGATTTTGGTTGTGTTGTTGCGCTGCCATCACAGTTTTGTTCTGCATGGCTGCGAGTTCTTGTTGCGCACGCGCTTGCGCGATGCGTGGGTCTTCACCTTGTGAGCGGTGCGCTGCATCGACTTTCTCTGCGTAGTCGATCTTGAGCTTCTTCTCCGCCAAGTGCATCTTGTCGGTTTTCTCAGCCGCTTCAAGCTGCAGTTTCTTCTGCGCCAACTGAATGTCTGCTTGATTCTTCTGCGCTTTGATCTGCACTTCTTGTTGCTTGATCGCCAACTCTTGCTGCTGCATTTGCAACACTGGGTCTTGCGCTTGCTGTTGAGCCTGCATCTGTGCGGCTTGGCCTTGGCTTTGTTGGAGCACTTGGTTTGCTGCC